GCCTTGCCAATAATGTGTGAGATAGAGCGAAAGTAGCACCAGAATAATAATCGCAGCAACATTGATATCCAAATACTCAAACGCGTAGAACATCAACGTGAGGTTGAAAAAGAAGAAGATGATGGGAACATAGCGAGCATAAAGTGCGCGATACTGGTCCCAGTGAAAGAGTGGGTAAATGAAGAATGTTCCGATGAATTGTATCAATTGGACGACATATGATATAATGGGTAAGATACCGAATGTGAATCCGGTAAATATCGACCATAATGAACCGCCGATAAATTCTTTCCGATGGTCGGTTGGATTGGCAATCATTCCGATAACGGTCGTGAAAAAGGGACCACCCATCAACATGAAACCGGCGAACAAGAGGAATACGAACGGCATCAGTAAAATAAACAACGGGGAGACCACGTCATATAATTCCTTTGGAACCATATGTAATAACTTCGTAATGTATTCGAATATATAGAGCACCATCGCGCGGTCAGACGAGAATGAAAAAATGAACGCATTATTCACCCATTGCTTGAAACGTGTCTTAATAAATTGCCAGTTCAATAGATTGACCTTTGTGACACCGACATCCACACTATCCTTCACCATATCGAGGTCTTCTTTTGTGAGACAGAACCATTTAAAGACGTATGTATCCAGAATAATTGCCGCCTTCAAATATATCTTCTTTCCCGTGGAGAGTTTGGGGTCATCCGCGATACCCCCGAATTTATCATCGCAATCCGCATCACATTCCGTATATTCATTCGTATAACAATACGGCCATTCATGGCGGTCTGTTGGAAATAGTTTCTTTAAGTTGAGGTTATTATCGCGAATACTTTCTGGTGTTGAGAAAAAAAGCAGATTCACGCAAATCACAGATATGATAACCGTTTCAATGAATAGCGTCAATATACTCAATCCGAACTCTTTCAAGGCGTCGACATCGAATAATGATTTGGGTTTTGCTTTTCCGTCACTGCCGCTTTCGTCGGCGTCGGCGTTGTCGTCTTTGGTGTCGCCACCAAACATTCCACCGACTTTGCTAAACGACCCGCCAATACCGCCTTCATTCTCTTCTTCGTTACCTTCTTCTTCGCCAGTATTATTTACTTCTTCATCATCCTCCGCCATCTTACTATTATATACGAGAGAATATAAAGAATACCGGTCGATTCACGCATCGCCTACCGGCGCCTCCCAGCGGCTCCGCTTCATTTCATTCCGCTACCGAGCATCGCCTCCCAGCGGCTCGGCTCTACCGAGCATCGCCTCCCAGCGGCTCGGCTCTACCGAGCATACATCAATCCGGCGTTCCCCGACACAAACGTCAACACATTATACCGCTCTTCCAAGATATGCATGTCATAGTTATAAAGATAAATATTCACATTCGGTTTATTGATTCCAATAATTTCCTTCGTATTCGGGTTACATATTACTTTCACTTCCGCAGTGGTATCCAATGGCGGATATATCGTCGTCATTTCCAATTCAATCTGGTTGAACTTACTCATATTGATAGCGCCGCTGGGTTGTAGTTCAAACGGGTCTGAATTCAGGCAAAAATTGTAACAATATATCCCCGGTTTCGCATTCCCACGTGTCCGCGTGTATTTTTCCACGTAATTATACACTCCTGCGTCGAGCAGATTCTCGCGATACTTCCCGTTCAGTGATATTCCCAACATTTGTAAAATCTCGCGTTCATTCTCCGACTGAAAATCGCCTGTAATATGAAGTCCCGTCAAGCGTTTATCTTTCGGATTGATTCCCGGTCCAATCCCGTTTTTCGGCCCATTCTTATCAAAGAAGAATCGGTCAAATGGGAATGCGGGGTTCGATGACGGGAGGTCGCTGGTAATGCTAACATTTTCATTGAACGCCGACGGGCGCCAGTCATCATCCGTCGGTGCTGGAATAATATCATACGGCAGATATTTATACGGCCAGTTCGTATAATTGCTCCATTCATTCCGGAGATTGACATCGCTGCGCTGAAAGAACATCGTCCAAGATGCGACCATCCCCATCGAATTCTCCACCTTGATTTTCTTATTTCCCGTCACATCATGAAACGTCCAGTCGTAATAGGACTTAATCAAGTATTTCTGTTGATTCGCCGCAAACACTTTCGATTCGTCATCGGATAGAAAGCAATACGTCGCCATTAAATGGACGTCCGCATTCCAGTCGGTGCGGATACTTGGGTAGGAGTTCAATGATAAATCAATACTGGGTGGCGGGTATAAAAATCTCCACATTTGGTGAAGGGGGTTCGTAAAATCGGGTTGGACGACGGGCCAGAAATTCTCGGAGTCGCCTACATCGCGAATCGTAAACAGTTCCTTGACGGGGCGAAGTGTGACGTCGATTTGAAGTTGGTTGTATTGAAGACATACCAGCGGGAACGCCATTTTAGATGAAAGTGTGAACCATGAATTGATGGGGATGTAGATTTTGCGCCCGCGAATGGATGGTTCTGCGCCGGCCGCATTGCTTGTCCGGTAAGCGTTCGGGTATTGATTCAGGCGCGCGCCCGAACACCCTGGATTGTATAACTCGGGAACATGCCCGGTCATTTGGTTATACAGTTCGCGCTTGCTGCTGTCAAGGTCGCGTTCTACAATCGCCATCAAGTTATTGCCAGTGAATCGTTGAAGGGTCATACCACCGACGGAAATCACGATTTCTTTAATCATTTGCGTTCCCAGGTTTTCAATCCAGCGGAATTCGTAAGGCGCCCACATATCGCCGACATTTGCCGGGGGATGAATGGGACTCCAAATGGTGGGAAGTGTAACACAGACATACGTATCCATCAACAATTCCGCATAACGGGGCATATAAAACGTAAATTTGGACTCTTCGGTCATACGCAACTTCTTCTGACCGTCGAAATCAACTCTAAACTTTTGAAGACCGAAATTCGTATATTTAAGATAGGTGCTTTTGAAAAATGACTTTTTTGGATTCCCGTTGAGGATGACATTTTGATTGCCGGTTGCGACCAGATTCAATAAACCACCGGTCATTTAGTATGATTATTTCTACTTGTAATAACTTTATATAAAAATCTATCATTTATATAATTATAATACCAGTAAATGAAAGAAAACCGTATTGAATACATATTCATTGGTATTCTGATTTTGTTTTTGGCGGTATGGAAAATATCCGATTTAATTAAGACACGGTGTTCTGATGCGAGGCGAGAAGGCCTTACGACAATCGAGTCGTCTGCGGCGGCGTCACCACCCGTTTCTGAACCAGGTATCTTATCTCAAGTCACTGAACTGCTTCAACGCGTGCCTGCTGCGTCGGTGGTTTCATCACGCGACAAAACATTGACAACCGAGAATTTTACTGTTGATACGCCGGAAAATGAAATGACGATTCATCAGCGCAAAAAGGTGGCTACTGCGATGGACGCATTGGTGTCTGCGGCTCCTGCGGCTGCGCCCCCCGTGGCCCCCGTGGCCCCCGTAGTGAAAGAGGGTCTCGAAAACCCTGACGCCAAAGCGAAAAAGTTCATCGACAACAAATTGACATCGATAAATCCAGAAGACAGTCAAAGTAAATTCAAGTTGCGGGATTATTATATCAAGGCCGCATACAATGCGTTCAATCCGGACAAATTCAAAAACACGAATGTGAGTATGGACGCGTGCCTCTACGTCCTTGCGCGCGGGTGCCGGTTTATTGACTTCGAAGTATTTTCAATGGACAACCAACCCGTTATCGCATCCTCTTCTGTGAATTCATACAATTACAAAGAAACATATAACCATATCCCCGTGTCCGACGCATTTGATGTGTTAGGAAGTTATGCCTTTTCGGGTTCAAAATGCCCGAATCCAGGCGACCCTTTCATTATCCATATGCGAATTATGTCGCGCAATGTGACAATGTATGACAATCTTGCGAAAATCATATCACAAAGCAAGACGGTTGCGCGAAACTTGCTTGGGCCCAAATATGGACGGGAATACCAATCCAAGGATTTAGGAAATGAAGACCTTCTAGACTTCAAAGGTAAAATCATATTGATGGTCGATGGAACAAATCCCGTTTATCGAAAAACCAAACTGTTTGAGTTAGTCAACATGAGTTCCAAGTCATTGTTTCTCTCGAAATACACGTATTTTGGCGTGAGAAATGTTGGAGACCCGCAGGCATTCAAGGACGCAAATAAGAAAAATATGTGTCTTGTTATGCCAGATAAGGGAGGTCGCCCCATCAACGACGGACACAACGGTCCTTTTACATGGGGATGTCAGATTGCGGCCATGTGTTTTCAGGAAGAAGCGCGTGATGAGAAATTGAAGGCATATGAGAACAAGTTTGCGTCGGTGGGTTACGCGTTTATATTGAAACCGGCTGATTTGCGTTATGTTCCGATTACAATTGCGCCACCCGCACCACCGAATCCCAATGCGTCGATGGAATCTCGACCGGCGGAAGCGGCTGGTGGTGTTAAGATTACCTTGTAATTTGCGGAGTGACTTGCGTATCGCCCGATGGGCTCACTCCACTCACTCCGCAAATTACGGGTAATAAATATATATATCGTATCGCATCGCCCGATGGGCTCACTCCACTCACTCCGCAAATTACGGGAATAAATATATATATCGTATCGCATCGCCCGATGGGCTTACTCCACTCGCTCCGCAAATTACGGGAATAAATATATTATAATATAGTATTATGGTAGTAGGGTATCATCATACGATATTACTTGAATGTCTCTAATACAAGGGGGCGCGCACGCACATGCCGCCAAGGATGACAAGACCATATACGAAGAAAAAGAACTCGAGATTCTCCGCGATGCCGTTGATTTAGTCGAAAAAAAGAAGGGCGCGAAAATAACACATGACCCTCAAGTCATAAAAGTGATATCGATAGTAGAAGACTTCATTGCGAGTAAAAAACTGGTATGTTATGGTGGAACTGCCATTAATAATATTCTACCCGAAGACGCCCAGTTTTACAATAAGGACATTGAATTACCAGATTATGATTTTTACTCGGATAATGCGCTCGACCATGCGAAAGAACTGGCCGATATTTATTATAAGGCGGGGTATGAAGATGTAGAAGCGAAGTCCGGCGTCCATCATGGAACGTATAAGGTGTTTGTGAATTTCACTGGAATCGCGGATATCACGCAGATGGAACCGGCGTTATTCAAGGCAATCTCTCGTGATGCGATTATCAAAAAGGGGATTCGCTATGCTCCGCCGAACTTTCTTCGGATGGCGATGTATCTCGAATTATCGCGTCCGGATGGCGATGTATCTCGTTGGGAGAAGGTCCAAAAACGGTTGACGCTTCTCAATACGTATTATCCGCTTAAGGGGTATGATTGCGATAAAATCGAATACCAGCGGGGGTTCGAAGGCGCGACGGATGGGAATACGGGGGAGGTGTCTGTTTCGAGAAGACGGAAGTCGCGGTCCAGGTCGCGGTCCAGGACGTCCCAGTCAAAGAGCACCGTTGGCGGCGGCGGCGGCGCCATCAGTCCAATTTTCAAAAGCGAGAAATCTCTCAAACGAAAGGCGATTGCCCTTGTTATGCGAAAGTATCATAGTCTTGCCAAATACACGAAGCATTTATTTGACAATGTGCCGTCCCACAAAGAGGAAATGGGCGACTTCAAATATACCATCCAAGAAGATAAAGTGACGCATCGGTATCGTTTGATTGCGATTTACGAGAGATTGATAGGCGAAGATGATGAGTTTATCTTATATTCCGTGTCCGCAAAGGAACTCGACCCAGAACGAAGTCGAAGCAAGAGTCCGGAGTCCAGGTCTCGGTCTAGGTCTAGGTCTCGGTCTAGGTCTAGGTCGCCGTCGCCGTCGCCCCGCGAATATTCCGTAGATAAATCCAAACTTTCATTTTCAAGCAACCGAGAGAAACAAATCGACCAAACCAACATTTATAATATCGTGCGCGACGTATTTATTAAAAACCACGCGGTGTTCTTCGGCGGGTATGCGAACATCCTGTATTCACGGTATATGCCAAAACACCAGCGCCGTATCGTCCAGAAAATCCCCGATTTCGATGTTCTCTCGGATGACCCTCACTCGTTATGTGACGCCGTCGTCCGTGAACTCACCGCGCATAAATACACGAATGTGAAATATACGAAACACGCCGGGGTTGGCGAGGTGATTTCCGAGCATTATGATATTCGCGTCGGTGAAGAGGTGGTCGCGTTCTTATACAAACCTCTCGCGTGTCACAGTTATAATACAATACGGATTGATGATACGTCTTCCGGACAAAAGACAATTCGTATTGCGACCATAGATACAATGTTGAGTTTTTACTTGGCGTTCATTTACGCGGATAGAGTGTATTATGATATTAACCGTATTTTGTGTATGTCGCAATTCCTCTTTGACGTCCAGCAACATAACCGTTTAAAGCAGACTGGATTGTTACGGCGTTTCAGTATTAATTGCTACGGTAAGCAACCGACACTGGAATCCATGCGGTATGAAAAGACGCAGAAGTATGAAGAATTGAAGGGGAAACGTGGGACGCGTGAATTCGAAGAGTGGTTTTTGCGGTATATTCCGTATGAGAAGGCGAAGGGGGTGAAGAAATCGCGGAAGCGTGCGAGTGCGAGTGCGAGCAAGAGCAAGACTCGCAGCAGAAAGCGACACGAATCATGACGACGGCGACCACGACTACGCCGCGGTTAACGAATTCCATCGCCTAATTTTTGGAATATCTTCGTAATGATGAAAAATACCAGGGCGAACATCGCGCTTGTGGCCGTGAGACCAATCATCTTGAAATTACCGTCTTCGCCGAATAAGGAGGGAAGAAAGTGAAGAAGTTGTGCGCGGAAAACCGGCATTTGAAAAATAAAGTAGAGAACACCAATCAGAATCGGCATTTGAAGGTCATAATAGATGGATTCAATGGTGTCCAATTGATTTGACCGGCGCGCATTCTCTCGAACGATGCTTTCCATAGAGGCGTGTTGCTGAATATAATCGCCCGCGCCTCCCGCACCTCCCGCACCGCCCGCGCCACCATCCAGGTGGGGTCGAGGAACATAATTCGGTCTCGCCTGTTCGTCGTGCGTGAATACATTTGGATTCATTGGAATATCTCTCGTGGGTATCATTGTCATACCATTGGCGCTGGCGCGTTGGACTCCGTGCATGACTTCGTTCATTACATTGCCTGGGATTTGAGTTGGTCCATGAGACGCCATACCTTCATTTCCAACATTGGGTGAGTAGATGAGCGGTGCGCCGCTGCTGCCATGGCCGGGGGTTTGGCTACTTAAAGGAAGGTCTTCGATACTGGTAGTATCACTCATGGAATGCCCTAAATAAATTATGCGAATGAATTCTACTAAATATATCTATACCAAGAACGAAGGGATAGATATATTACGCGGCTCGCGTCTCGCGTCGCTTTGCTCGTTCCACCGACGCAAAAGCGTCGGTTCCACTCGCTCCACTCTGCTCGGGGGGTCGCGTCGCTTCGCTCCGCTCCGGGCGGGGTTGTAAATAATTAGCATTTCAATATTATACTATTTGACATGTGACCCCGCCGGAGCGGCGCGAAGCGACGCGACCCCCCGAGCGGAGTGGAGCGAGTGGAGTCAGAGCGACGCGAGACGCAACGAGTAAAACGACGCGAGATTTAATTGAGCCTTACATCCTTCTTCCCCGCATCACACTTGACCGATTTTGTCTTGTATTCATAACATTTGTCGTCCAACTGATATGTATCTTTCTCTAAATCCTTGAGTGGTGGTGCGCGAAAAGAGATACACGACCGGTCCTTACACACCTTGCGAAATAGCGAGGCGATACCCAGTCCCAGCACAATTGAAATAATGGTTCGTCCAGTATCCGTATGGAGTAGACGCTGAAATCCCATTCGGAGTAAGTATAAGTATTCTAATATATAGAGATATAAATTAGGACCGGGACAAGGATTGGACCGGGGCAGGGGCAGGGACTTACTGGACGGGAATCTTCTTGACCTGACCCTTCGCCTTCGCGCAATTCACCTCCTTTGTATCGAATGTGAAACAGTTGTCGGCGCGGTCCTTATATTGAAACTTTTGGATATTATCAGGGGTCGGGTATACATAAATCACCTTCGGGTTAGGAACCGAAATATACACATAAAACAAACCTATCGATAAACTTACGAGAAAAATCGGAAGGGAAATATGCTTGAATAAGTTAAACATTATACGCGCGGTTTTTGTTATATATTACCGCGATAATAATGGCGCCTTCGGCGCTGGCGCATTTCCGACTGGTTGCGAAACTATCCGATTATCCGCAATCCATTTCGGCATGATAACCGGCATATACAGTTCATTGTAGCTATACTTCTTCTGCGAGAGATTGAATTCCCCGTCGTTATACATCTCCACGAGCGCCCCGTTCGCATTGTCGGATGTTTCTACTTGCGAGTATACATACTTCTTCTCTCGAATCTTCAAATACGCAGGTTCAATATCCTGCTGATACAGCGTGAGAACATCATCGATGATACTGCGGTTTTTCCATTCCGAGTCGCGAAATTCCGTCATATACGCCTTAACCTGCGCGACCTTCTCGGAAATCACGCGGGTCAACGTGTCTGTATCCTGGCGGAGTTCAACATTGTCCGTTACGCTTAAATAATAACTCCGAAACTCCGCATACATTTTCAATTGCTCTTGTAATTTATGCTGAACTTCGTCGAATTTCGTTACGAGTTCATCTTCACTCATGAACCGAAAGAGGAGGTCGAGTTTCATCCGGATGATTTCGTCCTTGGTTGCGCGGACCTCTTCGAGAGATTCATTCATCAGTGTTTCTAAACTAATGTATTTACCGCGAGTCACCTCGATATGAAAACCACATGGTTGAGAGATATTTCCGCAGATGGCTTTTAATTTACCGTCGGTTTCAGTGAAGATAGACCCGCCTTCCTGTCTACACACGATACACGCGGGTTTGATGAGTGCGAGACGGCGGGATTTCTGTTGTGCGGAAAGTGAATTCCAGTTGACAACGGGGTCGTTCATGAGGCGCTGACGACGCTTTTGAAGCGCGGAATTGTATTTCTCTTTCATGGAATAATACCCTTGAATCGCGTCGCTGATTTTCATGCGCTCGTCTTCCGGAATGAGTTGGTATGGATATATCAAACCGCGGAATTCGTTGGGGTCGGCTGCGCGCTGAAGGTGCTTTTTAAGGGCGTCTTCCTGCTTTCGAGACATTTCAAGAAGAATGCGGGTGGCCTTTTTCAGGTTGTCGCGGGTGTCTTGCGCGCGTTTTTGTTCGGCAATTCGAGAGGCGGCGGCGCCGTTACCACCGCCGTACTGTGCTCTTTCTTGGATTGCCTCGTGTAACTCTTGATAGACGGACGACATGAAATGGAATGAAATGAAATGAAATGGAATCGAATCGAATGAATGTATTATACTATGTAAAGAAATGTCTTCTGGCGTTTGAGCCGCTCGGTTCCGCTTCGCTCCGCTCCACTACGTTACGCCCCGCCATATTTGCGCGTCCAATACTCCTCTTCCGGCGTCTTCCACAACGGAAGGTTGGTAAGCATCCCCATTCCATTCCCCGCTGGATGAATCCGACAATCCATCGGAATTCCTTTGCTTTGTGCGTAATGTGAGGCGTTTACCATTTTCAATTTCGAGAGAATGTATTCTTGTTGCTTACGCTTCTTCGCGTCGATTTCCTCCGGCGTTGGTTTGCCTTTATATCGAACGTATAAGAATACGCCTAAACATATAAAAAACACGACACCCATGGTGAAATTGAACGTTCGTGTATGATAATAATCCTTGACTTTATGGCACTGTTCGAGAGATTTACTTAAGAAGTATCGAACACCTGGTTCAATCAATACGGGAGATGGAGCATTGTGGTCCATGGATGGATGGATGTATCGTATGTGGCTATTATACGATGAAAAAATAACGATAGGATGGAAACGCGATGCGATGCGATGCGATGCGATGCGATGCGCCACGCCACGCTACACGAGCAATAAATAGAATATCAGACTATATCAAGTATGGCGGAATTAAGTTCTTCTGTTGCCATTTTCTTCTTTGTGGCCGTATTCGCGGCGTATTCGTATTATAAATACACGAAAAATGGCGTATTGAGTGGCGGGATAAATCTGCTCTTTTTCATTGTATTAATCACGGGTGAGTATTTCATCAATCTCGCAATGTCGAAAGATATTTGCGGATTCGACCAAGAAAAAACCGCACTCGTCGCAACCATATTACCGTGGTTCCTTGTTTTAGGTGGATTGAAGGCCGCGCTTATCGTATTCCCAGGATGGCTTACACCATTCAGTAATACATTTGGGTATATTTTTGTCTCGATTGTGACGGATTTGAAAGACGTGTTTAACAATATATTGACGCCGCAATTTGATTTAGCAACGACGTCGCAGAAAGGCGGTGGCAGCGATGGCAGTGGCGGTCTACAAGATAGCGCAGATATACCCAAAGACGATGTAAAGAACAAGCGGGATATTGGTCGCGCTTTAGAACAAATCTATACCGACCAATCGATTCTTCTCAATGAACTGAATCTCGGTAATCTTGACCGCTTTTGGGACAGTTTTAAAGAATCACGACTCATCCGTCCTTCTGCGAAAATAGAGGATTTGGAAAAGATTCGAAAGTTCTTGATAATGAAGACGATTGTTGGTGAGTTCGTGTGGTTGTTGCTGTGCGGGTTGCTTGTTGTCAGTATTAGTTATAATTATTTACTGAATATGGGTTGCTCTTTTACACCGGAAAA